CGCGGTTTCGCGGGCGCCGCAGCCATCGCTGACGGGGCTGTCACCGGTGATAAAATCGCCAATGCGGCCGTTACGGTCGACAAGATCGCCGACGATAGCGTAAATTCGGATAAAATCGTCGACGGAGCTATCAATGTCAATAAGATAGCCGCCAATAGCGTTGGCAACGGACAGATATTGGATGGTGCCATTACGGCGTCGAAGATCGGAACAGCGGAAGTCGGCACGGCTGCGCTGGCCCCCCTTGCAGTAACCACGGATAAAATTGCCGACGGCGCAGTGACGACGGATAAACTCGCAACATCTTCCGTCGCCACCGAAAAGTTACAAGACCTGTGTGTCACGACGCCCAAAATCGCGGATCAGGCTGTCGACACTACCAAGCTGAATACCGGAGGCAGCCCGGGGGGGAGTGTAGAGTGATGTAGGTGCGGACAAGAAAACAGGCGCTTTATCGGCGCCTGTTCTTGTTTGGTGGGTCTATCCCTCGCCCAGCGATCCCGAACACCAGCATAATGATCCCGGCCACAAAGAATAGTACGCACGCACTGCTCATGACTATGCTTTTATTTCGAGGTGGAACGCAGGCTCGCTCAGGTCATACGAAAACTTGGGGTTTTTGCCGGGAATAGATATGGGCGAAATCACTTTGACGACGCGCGGCTCGTCGAGTGCTGCGACCAAGAACTCCGCGGGCTTCTCCATCGTCATACTCACATCCAGCACATTCACCTTGCGATACTCCTCAGCGCTCACACAGTGCTTGGACACCCGTTCGCCCTTTTCGCTGAGCTGGCTGATAAGTTCGGACATCTCGTCGATGGTATCCTCTTTATCCATGCCGCGATCCTGGCAGTCGTCGAACAGTGCGGTCACCTTCCTGCCGGGTTCCCGGTAGCGAATGCGCTTTCCGGCGACCAGATTGTTGTACATGGCCATCGCCTGCCGATAAGGGTTGCGCCACGTGGAGGTGATGGTCACCTTCGGGTTGTCGCTCTTCTCGGCTATGGATTCGAGCAGGTCGACGACCGATGAAGCTACCATGTCCTTGCACTCTTTCAAGAGCGACGAGGAGAATACTACTCGTTTTGTTGTTTCCATTCTGTGTCTGCTAATGATTTGATATTGAATGATATAAATTCGCACCCCTTGGGTACTATGTACTTGCGGATATGCGCTTTAAAGATTAATTTGTCGTTGAATTGATACCTTTCTTGCAGCGCATCCTGGAACGGTTTTACCGCATTGTCGTAGTCGCACTGAGTGTTGGAGAATCCGAACTCATACCATACCTCGAACGGAGGAGACGGCAATTCTATGTCCGGGAGCTTTAAGAGGCATTCTGCGCGGAAAGCATCGTGCTCGCTGGTTTTGAATCGGCGCCCTTTGTATGCCCTATTTACCGTCAGCGGCTTGACCTGTATTGACACTTTGCTGTTCATGGTATATGCAAATCTTTTCGGTGTTTATATGCGTCACCATGCCCGTCTTGGGGCAGATATGGTGCATATTATCCTCGGCTGACAGGTGTTTGCAGGACTTGCATGTTACCTTCGGCCGATTTTCGAATCCTTCGATATTCGGTTTTGCTGGCTTTTTCGGCGTCCTCAGCTTCATTTCCTCCAAATATTAAACCCTCCGCGCACCTCTCCGTACGGGACGTCATCGAAGGGGTTGTACCCGACGGTTCCCTCGATGCTGAACCGCCCCTTGTTGTATCGCACGCGCGCACCCATAAACTGATTGTTCCATCCGGGGGCAACCTGCGCGGCCACTACTATCCCCCCTTCCCATGTAGGCGGTATGATCGTCGTGGTGTGATGGGTCTGCGTTATGATCTTGGTTGGCACGAACAAGTCTATACTTTCGAGCATAGGTTTGTACCCGGACACCGTGGCCCGATAATTTTCGGTCTGGAATGTCTTTAGCTCGAAAGGAAGCGTTACAGCCACTTTAACCGTGTCGCCGGGCAGATGTACTAATACAGTGTCGATCTTCGAAATTTGGTGTACTTCCGTTTGAAATACGGTGTCTCTTATGTATTCCCTTACGACCACCGTGTCGATGCGGAATTCGATCTCCGGTTTCGATGGGGTGAAGCAAAGCCATGACCGCAGGCTATAAAGTGCGATCATGGCTATGATTGCCCCGATTATGGCCGATGTTAGCCTGTTCATCTCCTATGCGTCGATCTCTTTGTCGGCAATGGTGCTGTACCACCTGTGCAGAAACCATCCACCCACTACTCCTGCGAGCAGTCCGATAGTCCCGGCACTTCTTATGCTCCCTGGTAGGAAGTTGAACACAATGATGGCTACCACGGCTACCGCAGCAGCTATCAATCCGATTTTCAGTTTGTTGTCCATTTTATATAAAGTTAAATTTCAGGTATTCTCGGTATGGCGGGCGTCCAGTTGGATATGATGCCGTCGAAAAACAGAATCCAGTGTCGAATCTCGCTCGTGATATTCAGCACGTCGTTTTCGGTGGTAGGGTCGAACACTTTTACATCAACCCATCCATGCACCATTGCGACGATTTCGTTTAGGTCGTCCCGCATCTCGTGCGCGGTGGTCAGAGCATCGGGGATCGCAAGCGCCTCCTCGATCTGAGACGAATTCACGAACTGCGTCATCGTATGAAGCGGAATGCTACCCAGCACGCGGATGGTCTCGGCCATCTTGTCGGCGCCTTTACGGAGCGTGGCCGCAGTATCATCCAACAGCAGGTGCAGGGATCGAAAGGGCGTGCCGTACACTATCCAATGACGCCCTTTGGCGTTCGAGTGGGCCACTTCGAGGGTGGCTAACAGCTCATTCAGAATAGAAATCTGATTTTTCATCCTGTTTGTGTATTATGGGTTTTATGGCGTCCGGATTGTTTGCGATGAAAACGACCTGTTCGTTTAGCGCATGCTCGTCCACCTTGTCGTAAAATTTGTATATTTGGTTCTTATGGTCAACACACTGGAAACGGAGGGCGTCGACCTCGGCCACTTTGCCGGAACGTAGATATACCAAGTGTTTCATGGATTTATGGTTCATTATCGGGTTTGGGGTTTTGCCCGGCATCATCCTGCCATCTATACGACGGTCGTAGCATTTTCCCATTTCCTATAAAGGTAGGTTTGCCCCGCTCCCCTACTTCCGGTTTGGGCTGGTAAAGATATACGGTATGCGTGTGTCCGAATTTGTCTATTTTTTTGAGCGGCGCGATGCAAAGTTTAACCTTGGCTCCCAACTCTCCGTTATTGCGGACAAACTCTTCTATCACGTCAACAGGTATCTTTTTCAGGTCTATTTCGGCATATAAGATTCCCGCCATGATTCAATCTCCAATTTCGCCTCGTGTTCAAAATTCGATATTATTTTGCTGTACGCCTTTATCTCCTTCATATCCTCAAACTTGCGGATATGGTAGTATGAATTCCGGCTCGTGCAGTTCAGGTAGTTCGACAGCTTCACCCCGTTCATGAGCTTGTGGGAGTACATGATATGGATGAATACCGTCCGGGCGTCCGTGACCCTTTGGCGCCGACAGGGTGTCCGTATCCCCTCCAGCGATACGCCAAAGTGGCGCTCAAGCAGCATTCCTATTTTCGATAAAATAATCTCCATGCATCAAATATAGTAAATTATTTTGTCACACAAGCCCGATCCGTTCTATTTTTTTTCTTATCCAGCTCCTCAATGAGGGCATCGGCGTATGATACGGCATCGGCTGCCATAGCTTCGTATACTGTAATGTTATTGTTGGTGCTACGCGGAGATTTCCCCACCATTTCTCTAATCATTGCCACCATAATCTTTTCGGATAGCTCACGCCTCAAGTACTCCCGGTCAGCTGTTAAGTTTTCCTTAATAACTGGATCAACCTTTTCGGTGGCTTTGTCGATATGGTTCCCGTACTCTCCCCGCGCCAGCTTCTCGGCGTAGTCGTCGTCGCGCATCATCAGATCTAAGCGCGATTCGGCACACGCCGGATACCATCGACCGTCCGGCCAGTACTCCACAATGTCCTCCTCATCCGGAGCCGATGGAACTCGGGCAATAACCGAATGATCGCTTTTCAGGTTGACAGATCAAATCGCTCATTTCACCAATTCGAATTCGTAAGCCACCACCCACGGGTTGCGCCCCCAAGTCCCACGGCCGGACACCTTGTCGATAAGCGCGGCGAAGGCTTCGCGGGGAGTGTCAAATTCAACGGCTGTTCCCTTTTTCTCGTCGGCATATCCATACGTGGTGGTATCTGTGGATTCGTACCACGATTCTAAAATACCCTCACGCATACACTCCTCGTCCGAAATATCCTGCAAGCGCTCGCAACGGATTCCCGTGATGCGGATTTGGTGGGGCATTAAGGCAGCACGGACGTACATCTTGTTGCACATTCCGGGGTCGTATTTTAAGCCCCTTATAATAGCCTCATCTGCATTCATATTGCCTTGACGATATGCTTGCTCATAGCTCTGCGCCACGGCCACGATCTCGCCGACATTATAGCGGCATTTGTCCTTGAAAAAGTCGCATTCATGGTAGTATTCCCGCGAAACACTTGTGCCATCACGCGCAATACCACCTATTACCGAATTACAAAAGTCATCGTAATCCGTCCACATTTCCCACAACCTATCGCTAACCAGCCGCCTCGTCATGGTCTTTCGCCCCTCGATGACCGCATCCGTCAGTCCGTAGCGGTCGTTAAACATTATCTTCTGCATGGTTATTCGGTTTTAAGTAATTCAGTGTTATCGTGGATGTTACCAATGATTTCTCGTCCCTCTTGTGAGAAAAAATTAACTCCGACCCAATATTGAGGATCGTCGTCTTTGATTTCAATTCTATCATTATGATAGACTACTTCACCGACAACTCTTTGAGGAGAACCACATACAATGTCTCCCTCGTAAATCTCCTCACCGTTCTTATCTTTCAGCCCCGTGTATTGACCGACGGTATTTGGCTCGACAGGATAGGCCGTATTCTCATCGTCCCAATCGAGGATATGCCATTCACCCCACATTTTGACCAAAAGACCGATTACCCATTCACCATTATCGAGGCGCTTGCCTCTGAATTTAATCTCTCTCATCTTCTCTTTTGTTTTAATTCCCTGACGCGGCGCAGGATGTAGCTTGTTCGTTCTGTACGAACCCATCTATTGACTTCCTCATGGTTCCACCCAACCAACAGTGCAAACCTACGGAGCGGCATGGCCGGGTATCTATCCCGAGCCTCCCGCCTAAGCCGTTTCAGCAGTTTGGTTTTCATATCCTCTCGAATATTACGAATTCAGAATCCTTGCGGAAGGCCTTGACGCAATTCATACGGGCACAGCTTTTCTTGAATTTAAGGGCGCAATCCACGCATCTGTCTATGCCCCTGTCGGAGCGTCGAACGATATAAAGCCCTCTCCCGATGCTGACTATCTCTCCTATCGCATAATATTTCAACTTTTTTACTTCCATAATTCTCCCCGTTAATGAATCTCCCGCCAGCCAATGATTTCGTGTTGGTAAAACGAGCCGTTTCCCGTGAACCAATAGCCAAATTGCTTGTCGTAAGCCGCTATGTAATATATTCCCGGGGAAGTGCATATTATCACTGGTTTATCATCATCCGGGATAGTGTTTGAGGCGTTCCAACGGGTCAGTTCCTCATAAGCGGCCATGTAAGCGTCTATCATCGCCTGCCTGTTGTACGGATGCACGCTCCCTGCTGACTGCGAATCCACCCACTCTATCGCTCTTTCCTCAATCGTTTTCATCTTCGCTCAGTTTTCGGATGTTAATATCGCGCCCTGAAACTATTTCTTGAAAGCGGAAACCGGACGCACGGCGAGCGTGTTACACTTGCCGTTGTTGCTCACGTTGCCCGTGCCACCGCTGTAGATGAACGCGTAGTAGGAATTGTACTCCGGGTCGGGGTCGGCTTCGCTCGTCCAGCCGATAGTCGTTGCGGGTTCGCCGCCGATCTTCTTGAACGCTTCGTCGAGGCCACGGAACCGGGCGTCGTACATTTCAATTGCTTCATGCCGGGTCGGGCAGCGGAAGCCCTTGCGGTATTCGGCGGCAGCTTTCTGTGCGCCCTCGAAATTGAATCCGCCCGGTAGGTCTTCTTTGGCGATTTCGAGCATTCCGAAATCGGTTACAAGTACAACGGTCTGCGCTGTGGTCGGATCTTCGCGCTTCACCCATTCGTCGACGGGGATAAGGTTGCGCTGTTCCTCGGGGATGTAAATCCCATTTTCGATGTTGTTTTTCATAGTGCGTTGTGCGTTAGTTGTTTAATAATATGTAAAATAGCTATGCCGAAAGGCCGTTGGATAACCGACAGAATGGTCGAAAAATCGTCGACGTCTGCCGATGTGAAATTCAATACCTGTTCGCCGCGGTCAGTAAGTCGAAATGCCGTTCCTTTGTTCGATGATTCGCTCGTTATCAGTCCTGCGGCGCATAGGTGGCCGATAAGAGTGCGCATTTTACCGTGGCTTATTCCGATAAGTTCGGCAAGTCCGAGCACGCTGCCCGTCGCGCTGTTAAGGCTCGTTGTGTTCATCGTGCGTTGTGCTTTATGCGATAATAATGTATTGCATTAAACAATTTTTGTTATATTTGTGCGTAATTCATGCGTAATCCCTGTGAATTATGATGCAAATATAAAGCAAAGCATCATATTATGCAAACTTTGTAAAGCATTTTGTGAAATTTTTGTGAAATTTTTTTATATATGACTATAAAAGAAAGGCTTGTCAAGTTCGCTAAATCGAAAGAGCGTTCTGTGCGTGCTTTTGAGCGCGAAGCAGGGCTGACGATTGGTTATGTGAACACAATCCGCGTATCTGTTCAGCCGGATAAACTACAACGCATTGCATCACGTTATCCTGACCTTAATACAGAATGGTTGATGACGGGCGTTGGGCCTATGACCCGCGGCGGCTCTGTGAAGACCTCGACGGCGACAAACAAAGCCGAAACGCCGAATGTATTTACTGCTCCGCTGTTGCCTCTCGCAGCGCAAGGTGGGACACTCAACGACTTTGTTGTGTCAATTAAAGTTGCCGAGTGTGAGCGCGTTGTCACGCCGATTCGTGACGTTGATTTCGTTATGACGGTAACGGGCGATAGTATGGCCCCGGACTATCCGAACGGGGCGCAGGTGCTTATTAAAAAAGTCGACGAAAAGGCGTTCATCGAATGGGGACGGGTTTATGTCCTCGATACCTGTAACGGTAGTGTTATAAAGGAGGTGCGAAAGGGGGACGATGACGATTCCGTACAGTGCTATTCTTTGAATCCCGACCCGAAATATCAGCCTTTTGCCGTGCGATTCGCCGATATTTACGGAATGTATCGCGTATTGATGTGCATGTCCTTAAAATAGTTAATATAAACACTTTAACCCTTATATTTTATGAAAAAACTTGCTTCGGGCTTCGCCTCTGTCGGGGCTTGCGTTTTACGACGCGTAGGGATTATAAAATTCCCCCCCCCTCGAAGATTCTGAAAGGGCCGATACTCCATCTTGGGATTGGTAGAATTGTCGCACTTTGCGCCGTTTGGTGTTTGACGTGTTGCACATACCAAGCCTATACGGTAAGGTATTCTGTTGACTATGCAGATTACATCAACAGCGGTTTTTGGATTTTTCCGTCAGAGGCTCAACCTACATATAAATACCTCCCTATTGCCTCGATTGCGATGGAGTACGGAGAGGAGTTCGGCCCCGGCGCAGCGGATGATATAACCCCTAATAAAATACTTGATATGCTTGTCGAAAGAGCTAAAACGCGAGGGGCGAACGGCTTGATCGGTGTAAGAATCTACCGGGAACTGGATGCAAACAAACGCCCTGTGTGGCAAGCGTCCGGGGTTGCCGTTAAGTTTGAAGATGTACCCCTCGAATCGGGTTTCCAATCTGCCAATAACCAGTAAAAACATATCAAAATGGATTTCAAAGATCAAATCAAGCTGTTGAGTGAACGGGTTATCAAACTTAAAGAGAATACCCAAACCGAAGAGGCGACCAAAACGGCGTTCATTATGCCGTTTCTTCAAACCCTCGGATACGATGTATTTGACCCGACGGAAGTTGTCCCCGAATACACTTGCGATTTAGGGATTAAAAAAGGGGAAAAGATCGACTATGCCATTCATAAAGACGGCCAGCCGATTATTCTGATTGAGTGCAAACATTGGAAAGAAGACCTTACATCGCATAACGGGCAACTGTTTCGTTATTTCCATGTATCCAACGCCCGCTTCGGCATTCTGACCAACGGCATTATCTATCGTTTTTATACCGACTTGGTAGAGAAAAACAAGATGGATGAAAAACCGTTCTTCGAATTCAATATGGAGAAATACCGGGAATCGCAGGTCGATAAATTGCGTGAGTTCCACAAGAGTTATTTCGATGTAGACACGATTCTCAACACCGCCAGTGAATTGAAGTTTACAAATGAAATTCGAAATGCCATTGACCGGGAAATCAACAATCCCAGCGACGAGTTCGTCAAATACTTTGCCCGGCCGATTTATCCCGGCCGTTTCAACGACGTTGTAATGGGGCAATTCCGCGCGATTGTGAAACAGGCATTTGTACAATACACCAACGATTACATAAATGAACGCCTTAAATCGGCGATCTCTGCCGATACGGTAGTAGAAAACAAGGTCGATAAGACCGAACAGGGGGCGGATGTGGCCGCAACTTCGGATGAGGCAGAAAAAATAGAGGATAACCGAATCGTAACTACGGAAGAGGAATTGCAGGGATTTTATATCGTTCGGTCAATTCTTTATCCGGAGGTCGACGATATTAACCGCGTGCAGTACCGTGATACGATGTCGTATTTCGGAATCCTGCTTGACGACAATAACCGAAAACCGATCTGTCGCCTGTATTTCAATAGTTCAAATAAGTATCTCGAAACTTGCAACGTGGAGAAATGGGGGCAGAAACACCTGCTTGAATCATTGGACGATATTTACAAGTATAAGGATGAAATCATAGCTGCTTGCAAAATGTATTGATCTATGCAAACCGTTGCGGACAGATTTTTCGAGGCGTTCGATGCCTTGCTTGCGATGGGCGAAACGAAGATACAGACGTTTTGCCGCGAGGGTGGCATCGACAAGCGCAATTTTTACAAAAAGCGCGATAACACGGATAGCCGCCGGGAGATTCCGACGGCGTGGCTGACGTTTATCGTCGAGCATTACGGCGTTTCGCCTCGTTGGCTGTTGACAGGCCGCGGGCAGATGTTTACAAAATAGCCCGAAAATATGTAAAAAATTATGTACGCAGGGGTTAATTTTCCCCGTGAAAATATGTACAGAAAACCCCCCCCCCCCCTGGGCCGGGGGGGGCGGGTTCGCTTCTTCTGGGT